CTAATGTAGAAAGATATTGTACAGTAATTTTTTCTCCGGCTTTCGGAGCTGCACCAAATGAAATACCATCACCAAAGTTTAATTCATAATAACCATTTGGTGCTTCTGATATTTGATAATAGCGAGAATCGCTTGTGACTTGAATCGCTTTATCAATCGGAGTATATGAGACAAATTGTGTTGAATTGACAGAAAGAAATGATCTTACAGAAGCCGTAGCAGTATCCATCGTATCATCAGGAATTACATATAACTGTCTTTCTCCAACTTCTCCAACATAAAAGTTCTTTGTAACAGCCGTACCTTCATAAATCGTAATATCAGTACCGCCATCTCCATTTAAAAATTGATATAAACCCGTACCATTGTCAGTAGCTGTATAAGCTTCAATTGTATTAAATGTATAGCTTACATTACCGATTGGTGAAGTAAAACTTGTGAATGCCGGTAGAGTAATTGTTGCAGGTCTACCAGAAACAGAAGATAGATCTAAGCTTAATTGTACAATACCTCTTGAAGCCGTACGAGATCTTGGAGAATAACCTAATGAAACTGCATGAGATACAACCGAAGATCTTAACTGAGCCGTATTGAGAAATGCTTCGTTCAAAGCAAAGTTAGCTGTTAAAGCATTATAATGTGTATTATAAGCTAATACGTCTAAAATATTTGAAAGTCCAGAGGCTTCAAAATTATAATCAGAAAATTCAGAAGAAGCCGCAAAATGAAGTTTAAGTGCATTCTTAATTTGCTCAAAATCGAGTTGAGTTGATTCTACATTTACATTTGACATATTATCTTAACCTCGATAATGTTGTTTCTACGGCCACTATTTCTGATGTACTTGCAATTCTAAATATTACTCGTACAAATATATTATTTCTATCTGGATTTGGCGCGGCCTTTACTTCTTGAATAATAGCTCTTGGTTCGAAGGTTGTGACTGCATTTTTAATTTGAATTTCCATTTCAAGCTCTGTAAGTCCAGTCATATTTTCAAAAAGTATATTTCCTAAACCTCCAGTAAAATCAGGCTGAAAAGGTTTCTCAGCATATCCAGTAGTAATTAAATTTCTTACAGCTTGTTTTACGGCTGCAGCATCAGTTTTTCGGTATACATCACCATCAGGTCTTTTTGTAAAAGTCAAATCGATATCACGATATACACGATCTCTAGACGTGACTAGAGAACGAGTATTTAATGTACCGTCTTCAACTGAAAAAGCTCGATTCGTTGCCATAAAACTCTCTTATCTTTTCATCTATTTATAACTTTATCCGAGTATTTCTACTAATTCACCAGCACTCTGTAGATTACCGTTATATCTTGTTTCTATTTGTTTATCGAATGATGTTTCAAATGTCTGACTCATTTCTGGCATCGTTAAAATAATTTGACACTGTAGTTTTCCGGTAGGATCAAATCTATCGTAATCTAAAATAAGCTTATCAAATAATGCAAAATCTTTCCAATAAACCGCGAGTTCAAACATCTTATCAAAATCGATTTTACCATATAAATCTACTAATTGGTAAACTACACATCTGCCTTTTGTAGCTAAATCATTTAAACTTCCGGATTGTAAAGTTTCTTGTGGACCTTTTACATATAACCCCTCTAATACAATCAATCTATGATTTGCAAATGCTCCACGATCATTAATAATAGACGCCATAGCTACTGCCTGTGGATATAAGTTCAGCGCAATTTGAAGTCTTTCGCTTGGATCTTGTATATGATTTAATGTAGCAGATTGACCTAAGCCTCCTAAAAACTTTGCAAGTCTAACACCTTTTGCTAATTTTGTAAAAGAATTAATTTGAGCCGCATTTAAAGGATTATATTGAGGATCCGGAAGAATACGTTTTCTATTATTCTTTGGTACAAATTCTCTTCGATTAAATTTTGTTACACTTGTCATACGTCACCTGGTGTTTTATCTGGAACTGTAGGAGAAGGAGTGCCGCTAATTACTCGACCAATGCGTCCTGGATTTGGAGAAGAATATGTTGGATTTAGTTTACCTGCACCAACTTGTGCAGCAGTATAATCTGCATTATTCAATGTGCCATTATCACGAAGAGTAGATCTTACTTCTGATATAGATTGAGTTCTATTTGTAATACCACCTGTCACTTCATAAGCATTTAGATTATTATACAAATGTCCTCCTTCATCAACCTTTACAAACTCAATGCCATATGCACCTTGATTTAGATAAGTGTCAAGAAGAGCCGCATCTGGTTTTGCAGTTTCTGTTTGATCAAATACGGCATCTTCGGCTGCGGTATTTGTAATACTACCTTTGCTACCGACGTCACCATGAAAGTCACCATAACTTTGAGATTGTGTTTGTGTAGAATAATCAGCTGTTCCGTCTAAATCACCTTCAAAGGTATCAGCAAACATTCGAATAGCGTTTACTGTTTTAGTTGCAGTAACAGTTTTTGTATTCACAGTTTCACCTATCCATGCGCTATGGCCAGTGTACATATTATAATTGTACATAATAATATTCTCACCGCCAATAGTTCCTTCAGCACCAAAGACTGATAGATTTGTGGCGCCAATATTAATATCCTCTGAAGATACTATAATTTGATCTTCTGCAGATATTTTAATTGTTTCACTACCTGAAAGATTTGTAGTACCATCAACTGCTAAATCATAGAATGTTTTTACAACTTCTGTTTTTCCACCTAATGTAGTAGTAACAGCGCTTTCTGCTGTTTTAGTATCTCTGTGACCGCTTACAGTATCCTCTGAGTTACCTTGCACAGTGGATCTGCGGTTTCCATCGACTTGAGTTGTAATATCTCCGGCAGTAAACAAGTTATAATTACCACGGACATTTACATTATAATCACCAGCAATATCAGTAACGACATTACCTGAATACGTCATATACGCATCACCTTCTACCATAATATGATTATCGTTATTTACGCTTATTAAAAGATTATTTGTTGAAGATAAAAGAATTGTACCATCAGGCTGTATTTCAATACCAGCTCCACCTCTATGACGAATCAAAATACGTTCATTACCAATTGTATCATCAATCTCAATAATATGTCCGCCCGGAGATTCTTGTACTTGGTTATTTGGATATGTAGAAAATCCTTTTGAAGCTGCAGCAACTTCAGGTATTTCAGTTGATTCGTCCCAATTTCTTTCTGGCACAAATGTAGGAATACCGCCGTTCGAAGCCAAACGATTTACTCTTAAACCACGAGAAGATCTATTCAACGAAGACTGATAATGATGCTCGGGTTTAGGATATACTCCTGATGGATCGTGAATACCAATTGGAAACACACCATCTTTAATTGCGCCTGGTCCGTTTCGATTAATTCGATCGATTAAGGAATCATTTACTGTTGTCATAATTATCCACCTAAATTATATTTCTGTACCCAATGAGATAAAGGCTTGCCTGCAAATGGTTTAGCTCCTGCATGTCCTGTTTTAATACTTGTTGCTTTAGCGCTCGATGTATAACCCCAATATCTTTTTGGACCTAAATCAATATGCATAATATATTCACCTAAACCAAAGCCAGTAAATCCTGCAGATATTGCTGCTTTTAGCATTTGTTCTTTTTGTGCATTTGTTTTATCAGTAATTCTTACATCTAACGCTCGTCCATAGAAGTGTTGCGATTGAGGACTTCTTGTACCATTTTTAGCAGGAATTGCATCTGTGATTGTAAGCTTATCGCCATAAATTTCTTCCATCTTCGAGAAGACGCCCAATGTACGCTGGATATTTGTTTTTGCAGTAGGTTGTACAAACGATGCATTACTCTCTGCAGGATCTAATATCACGCCTTCTTTTTTTACAAATTCATCTTCATCAGCATTAATTGGATCTTCAATCTCCGGATCAATTGGTTCAGAGTTTGTAATTTGAGGAGGTGTAAGCGCTGCAGCAGTACCTGGTCTCGCATTATTATGACCAAAACAAGCACGAACATATGCTGGTACATCAAATCCTGGATCTTCTCGATCAGTTTCGATACTATTATGACCAAAGATTTGACCGCCTGGGAATACTTTTAAAAATACACTTATCATATCATCAAATGTTTTCATCTGTGCAGAACTAATAGATGCATCAGAAAGAGTAGCTTGATAACCAGATTCACCTGACATTGCAGTAAATCCTGCAACAAAGCAAACTGAAATCGCTAATTCATTATGACTTGGATTACCAACAATATGTTCTACTTTTGTATTGATTGGCGCGCCTCGTTCAATTGTGCCATCTTTACGAATTACAAAATGATATGGAATTCCTCTATTTCCTGCGGCTACTGCTTCGTCATGTAACCATTTAGCTCCAATATCTTGATCAGCAAATGTTTCTGACCAGTGAAATACGATTTCAGTAATATCTCTGTTTGATGAATTAAACTCAGATTCAAGTTCATTTAATCCTTGAATTGCTTCAAATTCATATTGAGCTTCGGTTGTATTTGTAGGAGTAGTATTTGTATTTTCAAACTTCCAACCAGTACTATTTGAACCAACGCTATAGTTTGGAATTGATAGTGTTGTACCAGATAATCTACCATATTCCTGAGCATCTGCAGCAGTTAATCTTGAAGATACTCCGAGATTCAAACCATAGATTATATCCTCAATTTGAGAAATTGGATTAGTTGATACCGAAGCGACAAGTCTAACCGCGGTGTTGTAATCCCCTTGCTTTAAAGCATCCATGGCTAACGCTAAAGAATCTGCTTTAAGTTTACCATTTGCAAGTCCAACAATTACATCCTCAAGCGGACCATCAATTGAATCAACTACGTTTTGAATAAATCCGTTTAACGCGTTATTAATAGTAGTATTCACACGTTGTTGAAAATTTAAAATAACAGGTGAAATAACTGCAGATAAAGCTTGAGTTGCTGCAGTTTCAACAAAGTTTTTCAATTGACCTGATTGAGCTAATGCTACTACGCCTAAAACCTGAGTCAAAGGCTTAGCGCTTGCTAAAGTTAACATCGCATTCAAAGCATTGGTATTCGATGCTCCATAATATCTGTATCTTGATCCTGTTGGAGCAACTGTACTACCTGCTAATCGATTTAATGCCGTACCCTGAGAAATAACTTCTCCGTGAGCACCAGTAATTGTACTTGTAGGAATAATTCCGCTTAAATCAATTCCAGGAATATCGCTTGTTAATCGAACAATAGCATTACCAAATACTTGTCCTGATACAACTTGATCAACAACTTGAGTTAAAGCTTGAAATCCGCCAATTACTTCTCCTACTACTTTTCCTAATTCAGTAGTAAATCCTGCTTGCCATTGGTTTTGTACAGTTTGACCAGCTTGACTTAACTCGGTTGTTGGAATTCGAGCATTAATTGTTGATAAGGTAGAATTAATTGAGTTAATCGTTGAAGCCATTATTATCTCCAGTTATTTTTCACAGTAGCGCCATTTAGTCCTTCTCGAGAACTTACACCAACTTTCGCGGCACCATACCAAGGCGTCCATCCCTGAGATACCGCTGCATCTAAAGAAAACTGTATTTGTTTTACTACACCTTCAGGCGTATTATCATTAGCTAAAGATCTTCCAGTTCTTGTTTCATAATCATTACCTAAACCACCTCCAGTAAAGAGTTGATATGGACCGAATGATGCTTCATAACCTTGAAAAGAACCGGTTCCTGTACGAGGTATCGAAGATTGATACGTAGCATATCCTTCTGATTTCCATACTTTTACGGCTATATCTTCATCAATACCACGAAGTCTTGCTTCTGCTCTAATATTCTGTTCAATAAATGCGGGTGAAACATTACTCGGATATTGTGGTTTTGTAGAAGTAGTCTGAGTATCAAGTCCTGCAGCACGAGCAAGAGAAGGATCAACTTGACCAATACCATAGCCTACACCAGCATATTTTGCTTGTGTTACTTGCATTGGAGAAGGTATTTCAATATGAGGAATAGTGCCTAAAATTAATGGTAATTGTGAAGTTTTACCGTCCATAAAGAAACCAACTACTTGAGAACCAGGAAGTAGCTGTGGCATTTTACCTACACCTGATGTACCACCTTCTGTAGTTGGCGCCATTACTGTAGCCCAAGGTAATTGAGCATTTGGTAAATTTTCTTCTACATCAGGATGTACACCGTAAATTCTTACTTGAACACGACCTAATTGCATAGGATCCACGTTCTGAGTTACGACACCAATAAACCATCTAAACTGATCGCCATAATTTTGTATCATGGTGTAAAGTCGCCTCTTGTTCGTGTAATCTTAGCTAAGTTTAATCTTACAGAATATTTTCCGTTTGTAAATGCATGCTTACATGAATAGATTAAATACTTGCCAGATTTTTTCTGATCGAATTCTCCACCTTGTGCAGGATCATTATTTGCAATAAACTGAATATTAATATTTTTACCAGTTGTGAAATGATCGAACTTACTAGTTGGCAGAAAATTTCTACCAGGTGCATCGACAGTAATTCTATATTTTCCTAAAAGATTACGTAAAGATTTTGCTGTTGGTTTTGCTGCATGTCCTGCAGCATTACCTTCTTCATATATATTATTTACTCCATCGAATGTCGATGATGGTGCCACATAAGCCATTCTCTTTGATTGGAATTCATTCATCGTTCTTCCGCCAAAAGTACTTACTGTATCAACGTGTGAAGTAAATCCGTTTGTAATTGAAGAAGAAGTTGACCAAAGTTTATTTAAAGCAAGCTTTGCATCAAATGCTAGTTTATAATCAGTAGATAATGTAGGATCAATATATTCATAGCTTGCCCCAATATCACCATTACGAATGAATTGTAAAGTATTCTCTACATTTTTCTGATCTACATGTGTTAACTGAACAGATAGCTCATCTCCAATTCCACCTGCAGTTTGAGCCAAAGCACCGCCAAATTGATAAGGCCGAGTGTTTATGGCCGGAGCATTAATCAAAGTTTGAAGATCGTAATATCGAATATTCTTATCAACTAACGAAGCATATGCATAAAACGGCGCGCCAATAAGATTAGTAGCTCTATTTCGAATTACTTCAATCGCTTCATACGGATTCATGTTTGGTACAATAAATCTCATTGGACCTTGTAATTCATTCGCAGATGCTGCAGCCTGTGCTTCTGCTGCTATCTCTGGAATTTCAGAAGAAAGATCGGCTTGTACATTTTCATCAATAGTTCTAAATAATCTTTTAGTAGAACCAAAATGATCTAATAATATATCAGAAATAATTTTTCCTGGTCTACCTTCATATACTTTATTCACATTTAAGAGTGTATTTACAAATGCATCATAATCAATTAAAGCAAATGTAACCATATCGACAGTATCAGTTACCGGTACCGTAGAAGTGATTTCACGAATAATAAAGCTTTTCGTGACAGAATAGCTTGATTGAAATAACTTTAATCGAATGCTTACTAATTCGGTACCAGAAATATCGAGATTTTCTACAAGCGCTGCATGGTCAGTAAATGTAATTGATCCCGTAATATACATTTTTTCGAGATGTTCGTAAAATACAATCTCGGCGACATCAGTAGTAATATTATATGAATCACCACCTCTATCGTTGTTAATTCCAACGATAACTTCTTCTATATCATATAAATGAGGATCATGAGCTGGATATTCTGGCATTATGCAAGCAATTCTTGTTGATATTGTCTAAAGATGTCTTCAATCGCCGAAGGTTTAATTACTCGAATTGTTTTAAGCTCATCATTCTTTTCTCTTAAATATTCAATATTTGTAATAGGAGTAACAAGACTGCTTGGTGCTTGATATGGATCTACATCAACAATTTTAGAATCTCCGTCACGATAGAAAATTACTGCATTAATTTCATCAACTGCACCTGATAAATTTACGGACTGCACTTCATCTCCAACCTGAGACGTGATTGTTTCTGTATTAAAAAACGTTTGCTTTCCACTAATGTGTAATTGACCTAAATCTAAATTACGATGCACAATTGTACCGGTCGAACCAGATCGCGATCCAGTTACGATTTGACCTACTTTAAATATTGAAGTCAATTCATTTCGAGTTGTTAATACAGTATTTGGATATAGTTGTGCGGCTTTCTCTTTAAGCTCTGGCTCAGTCAACGGCCAACCGCCTTCACGAATATTATCATTCATTAAGAAAAACGTCCAATGATAATCGGTAGTGCCATATAATTTCAAAGATACCTGATCAGGTCTATCACCTTCTAAAATTACAATAGATCGATAAAATGCTACATTATCTTTTATTATATCGACTAAGTCAATATAAACACTTAAATTCTGAAAAGATACTGGATCTAATCCATTACCAAATCGATAAGATGTAGCCGGGAAATTTTTAAAAAAACTAGACATATATCTTATCCTACTCCATATCCATCTGGATCAGTCCAGCTTATTTCATTATTATTATTGTAATTTATTTCAGTTTCAAAATCGTATTTATTTCTACCAAAATCATCAAATCCACCTTCAATATCTTCATAACTAAGAGCCCTTGCTTCAGTAAATGTTAATGTAAGATCGATTTCTGAGAAATGTCCACTCGCATAGAACGCTGCAACTTGTGGGTTAAACGTTGTACTCATACTCGTAAGATAAGCAGGCAGTAATCTATCTCCAACATATCTTACTCGAGTTCCAGATGCAAATGCTCGAGCAGAACTAATTGCATCAACTTCTGCCGCAAGATCTCCGTACATCATTCGAATCAAAAACTTTGGAGGAAATTTATATCCAACAGGTACACCTTTTACATTAATTGTTTCTGGATATAAATTCTTTTTAAACTCTTTTACAATTCTTTCCGCATTTTGTGCTTCACTTTGACTACGCGGTAAAAACTTAAAATTAAAACTATGTTCACGTGGACTTACTGCTCTGAAAATAGCACGAATATTTGGGTTCGTTGTAACTTGCAACGTATTAGTTACCGTATTACCAAATCTATTTCCAGGCACCTTGTTTGCTGCAACTGCGGC